TACTAAAAATTCGCCGTTTTCCCAGTCAAATAAGGGGCTTTTTCTTTTATCAGCCATTTAACTACCCCCTTTTAATATCGTTCTAAAATTACGTACTTAATTGTACCGTTATCGTAAGTAGGCGCTAAGCTTACTACGTCCCCAGCTTCCAGCGGTTTTATATCGTCTTTAAGTAGGTAATAGTCGCTGTAAGTGGTTCCTGCGCCGTCTACGTCCGTATAACGGCTATTAGCGTTACTTACTGCAAAGTACGGCGGTATAATAAGGTCCTGGGCTGTATATTCCCTTCCTATACCTTCTACCTGGCAGCTGGTAGGTCCTATCATGGTAGCCAGGGTTACGCCGCCGTTTAACTTTGTAATTATAGCCCAGCGCTGGCCGTTTTCCTGGCCCACTAAAGGAAATACTAAAAATCTGTCGTCTTTCCTAAGCGGGTAACATTCTACGGGTATTTCGAATACGTCAATATCCAGGGGTAGCGGGGTACCTTCAAATACCAGGGTAATAGGGTCGGGGTCCGTAGTATTTACTTTTACGATTTTTAGCCCTATATGGTCCTTAGTACCCCTTATAAGCTTTAATATATCTAAAGTCTTATCTGTGCTTTTTTTCATGTTATACCCCCTTCTATATTCCGTACTTAGTCATAAGGTCTTTAACTTCGTCGCTATATTCCTGCTGGACGCCCTTACCGCTATCGCTTCCAGCCTTAGAAGTTTTAGCGGCGTTTTCATATTGTACGGTAGGTATATCGGGCGCCGCTTGTATATCAAAAGCTAGACTTACCAGGTTATCGTTATCGAAGCTATGGCTTACGTTTAAAATATAATATCCGCCTAAAAGGCCCGTATTTTTTTCTTCTACGTATATGGCGTCGCCGCTATACAGCTGCGGTATTAACCTATCGGGGTTAATTCCTGCTGCCGTCATAGTAGTTTTAACTTTTGCCAGGTTCTTAAGTAGTTCCTGGGCCTTCTTTTCCATAGTATCGGCTTCCTCTTTGCTTACTTCTTCGAAGTGTACCAGCTGCCCGTACTTCTTTAAGGCTTCCGCGTCGGTCCTGGTTACTGTTTTACCAGTTTCGCGGTTAATAAGATTTACTACGGTAGCCGTTTCTTCTACTGTTTCTTCAAGGCTTGCGCTTTCCAGGTTTACGCCTACCTGGAAGGCCCATATCTTCGAAGGTACTACCCTTTCGAATAAGTAAAGGCCGTCGCTTCCGTAATCGGGTTTATACCTAAACCAGTAACGCTTACCGTTAGCCTTATAGGTCCTGGCTAGTAGGTCTATACCTACCTTGTCCGCTTCCGCGCCCTGGTAATATAGGGCTGGAAGTACGGCCCCCGTATTCGCTAGACTAGCTACCCTTACCCCCGACTTTTTCGCTAGGTCCGTAAAGCCCTGGGTAGCTGTCATATTTTTAAAGTACCAGTCGTCCTTATTACGTTTCATAAAATACAGCGGGTCATAGGCTAGGTACTTAAAGGCCCCGTCCGAAGCTTTAGCCCGCCGCATTAAAAAGCCCATAAACCAGCGACTACCCCCGTACCATAATTCTATAGGCTGCCCTAAATAGTTTTCCAGGCCGTCGGCATTTTGTACGGGTACTTCCAGCGTTCTACATACAGCGTTAAGCTGGTCCTTTATTACTGGCGGCCCGTTTAATACTTCCCTTAAACTTTGGTTATTAATTCTAATATCTAGCGTCATACTGTTAATACCTGCCCTGGATAAATTGTATTAGGGTTCGTACCTATTACCGTCTTATTACTTTCGTATATGGTACGCCAGGACGATACGCCTAACTTTTTAGCTATTAAAGTTAAAGTATCGCCACTTTTTACTGTATAGGTTTTAGGCGTCGGCGTCGCTGGTATCGGTGGTCGACTTTCGGGGGTAGCCTTATTTACCGCTGTAATAGTTTGCGTCGTCGCGTCTACTTGTACGGTTATCTGTCGCGGCCTTATTTTCTTTACTTGTTTAAAGCTTACGTAATAGTAAATGTCGCCTTCGAAGCCCTTAAGTTCCCAGCTAAAGACTTTTAAATACATTTCGGTATTAATACCAGCTGCGGGGCAAATAACTTGCAGGCTGGTACCTTCGTCCTTCCAGGCTTTAAAAATTTCTTTATATTCCGTAGGCTGCTTTAGGTTACTATGGGCGCAATACCCAGGGTCGTACCTGGCTGGAAAAAAGCTTTGCCATTCCATTACGTCCAGGGCTGCCCCATTTAAAAAGTCTATGTCGCCCAGGTTCAGTATTTTTTTAGTGTCCGCCTGTCTTTCGCCTTCCTGGTACCCTATAGTCGGGGGTATTACAGGTAAGCGAAGGTAGGCGCCTGTATTATTATCGCGTATTGTTATATCTACTTTGATACCGCTAACCATTTAATAATACCCCCATATCTGCGCTACCTAATACGTCGTCAGCAGCGCTTAGTTTTTCGTAGAATTTTTCTATAACTTTGTCCGCTAGGGTTTCTTCGTCCATACCTTCCGCGCCTTGTATTATCAGCGTATCGAATAACTTACCTATAGTAGTCGTATTACCAGCTGGGGCTTTAGTGCTTCCAGCTGGATTTACAGCTGTAGCATTTACATTTACCGCGGTATCGCTAAAGGCGCTATCTACAGCCCGCTGTAATGTTCCCGCTTGGCTTTGTACCCCTTCGGCTAAGGTCGTCATAATACGGCCGCCGCTTACCGTTAATTCGCTAAAAGGTCCTTTTTTAGCGTCGCTAAATGGTAAGAATTCGCGTACCTTGTTAAATACGCCTTTTACTGCATTTATTGGAGTCATTACAGCGCTTTTAATTCCTGCGCCTAATGTTTCCATTATCTTTACGCCGCTTTCCCATATCGTCTTACCGAAGGCCCCGAAGAAGTCTACTATACCTTCGCCCAGGCCTTTAAAAATGTTAAGTATATTCTGTCCTGCGCCTTTAAAGTCGCCAGTAAGTAGGTTTATAAAGAAGCCTACAATATTGCTTATTATGGTCCAGGCTGTCTTAATTACAGCTACTACCATATCCCAGGCGCCCTTAACTATGGTTACTACGATACTAAAGGCGTTTACTATAAGGGTCTTAATGAATTCTAACCAGGTACCTATATATGGACCTAAAAACGCCCATACGAAGCTTATAATTTGCTGTATTTTAGGCCAGTAAGTAGCTACCCAGGCCATTACTGCGTTAAAGGCGCTTACTATTGTAGCTTTTACCATATTTACCGCAGGTATTACAAAGGCTAGTATACTATTCCATACGTTAAGTAGTACCGCCCTAAACTTTTCGGACTTCATAGCTGCAAATACTAGAATACCTACCAGGGCCGCTATAGCTATTACTACCAGGGTTACGGGGTTCATAGCCATAACAGCGTTAAGTATTGCCATTTTCACGCTTCCAGCCTGTGCTACTGCGGCCATTATCGCCGTTTTTATCGCCATAGCTTTAGCCCCTGCTGCGGCTATTTTAGAAGCTACCGTAAAAGCTGTAAAAGCAGCTGTTACCCCTGCTACTGCTGGGGCTATCGTTCCCCAGTTATCACGTATAAAGGTTACAGTATTGCTTATATAGGTCCCTGCGGTTTTCATACCGTTACTTATACGGCTTACCCATTCGTCTATAGTGCCGTCCTGTTCCAGCTGGTTAAACCATTCTAAAAGGGTCCCTAATCGGGCTTTAAAACTTTCGAAGATAGGTTCGCCTAACCTTCGGCCCAGTCGTCCTATGAAGTCCTTAGCGTTGCTTAACATACCCTTCCAGGTCTTACTTTGCATTTCCATACCGCCCTTAAAGCGTTCTTCCATTAGCTTAAATAGGGCGACGTTAAAGCCTTTCATGTCGGTTATTTGGCCCTTATTATTTATTACGTCCAGGCCTAGACTTTTGGCGCTTTGTTCTATCATGTCTTTAGTTATACCGAATTCTTTAAGTCTTTCGACTTCGCCCGTTTGTGCGTCGGCTACAGCTTCTACGGCCTGCATTAAATCTTTCCCCATTACGGCCGCCATATCTCCCGTAATTCCTAATACCTTTTGCGCTTCCAGGCCGTAGCTTGTTAATCTAGTCGTCGCTTCTACTATTTGCGGAATTTCAAAGGGCGTACTAGCTGCGAATTTCTCGGCCCAGGCTAACGTATCTACAGCCTTTTGCTGGTCCTTCATTACTACAGTTAAGGTATTCCTGTAGGTTTCCATATCAGCGTTAGCCGTTACCAGCCAGTCGAAGGCCTTTTTAGTTCCGTAGGCTGTAGCTATTCCAGTAATAAGGGTTTTTAGCCCACCTAAACCGCTTTTTAAATTCCTGGCTTCGTTTGCGTATTCCCGCGTTTCTCGGCCCGCGGTATCGGCAGCCCTGGCGTAACGTCCTAATTCGTCCCTAAGCCTGCCCTGGTTATCGCGCCATAGCCTGGCGCTGTGGTCCGCTTGCCTCGTAACGTTTCTAAATTCCTGGGTCATTCTATTAGCGCTTCGTATTTGGTTTACATATCTACTTACCCCTAAGTTTAAGCGGGCGCCCATTACAAATTCCCCAGCCATTACCTTTTACCCCCCTTTCCGCGTTTTGCTGCGCGTCGTTCTTCTTTTATTCTTAATAAAGTAGCTTGGTAAATGAATTCCCGTTCTCCTGCGGGAAGGTTATATATTTCGCTGGGTAGTTTATGGTATTCGTTCCATATATACGCCAGTAACTTAGCTTCCCCATCCCGCTTTAAGAGTTTTTTACAGCTTCTTTAAGTTCTTCCTGGGCCTTCTGTCCGAAGCCGCTTATATTTTGTATTTCTATAGCCATTTTAAAGATTTCCCCAGGACTTAAAAGCTTAGCTACTGCTGCGTCAGCAGTAGCTACGCCTAACTTTTCTAAAAGCTGTTTATTTGCGAAGGTAAAACTGCTTCTGTCGTCCTTATCTACAGCAGCTATAATTGTTTTCAGCATTAGCTTGTCGTCGTCTAGGTCGGGTACCACACCGCCCGTACCATTCGGTACTATTTTCATACAGTCTTTTTTAGCTTGTTTATATTCTGTATGGTCCAGCGCGGTAAAAGGTATTACCCCTAGTTTTTCGGTCGCGAATTCTCCTTTTGCTAGGGCTGTAAGTTCCGCCAGGTCCTTGCCTAAAATATCTTCTAAAGTTACGTATTTCTTTGCATTTGCCATATTTTTACCCCTTCCTTTCGTCTATATATGAATAAAGTCGGGGCAGGCCGCAGCTTACCCCTGTAGTTTTAGTCAATGGTTTGTAGGTAGCGGTGATCATCAAAGGTAAAATCTAATTCGACTTCTACTATTTCGCCCAGGGCGTAGCCCATTAAAGGCGCGCCGTCGAAGCTTACCCCTATAAGTAATACCGCTTCTTCGCCCCTTGCTGTAGGGTCCTCTAATTTTCCTACGTAGTTATATTTTTCCGTCGGGTTTTCAAGTATTTTCTTTTGTAGTCGGCTATCTATTTTTAGGAAGCGCGTACTACCGCTACCACTACCGCCCATAACCTTATGGCCTTCCATGAATTTACCAGGTATTTTTATAGCTTCCTTTTGAAATTCTACGTTAGCTTCGAATTCCTGGGTAGTGTCTAGCTGCTTACCGTTTTCGTCGTAAACCTTACCGTAAAGCCCATTAATAGCGTCGTTAGCTTCAAACATTTTATATTACCCCCTTCCTAAAATCGTACATTAATTTTCTGATAGATACGTTCCATACTGTCGACTGGCGTAATATCGCTATAGAAATATGCTTCGTCGATTTTAGGGCTATATACTGCGTTTTCTCCATGATATTCGGGGTCGGGCCTGTAGAAATATCCTGGCTGTATAACTTCCATAGTTTCCAGCGGTCTTAAATAGCTATTTTCTACTGTAGCCGCGTAGGTTTCCCTAGCTTCCTGCGTATTGCTTCGGGTTTTCTTGTATTCTTCCCCGAATTTTTCTAGGTCCCTAGCTATATAGTCAAGCGCATTATTTACCCTAATTTTACGGAATTCTATAACTTCGTCGGCAGCTGGCGCGGTTAATGTGTTAATGGCTTCGTCTATCATAACTACGTCGCCGTCCTGGATAAAGATAAGAGTACCCGCTTCTTTTGCTGTTACCCTCTCGCCAGGTTTAAGCTTCTTATTAACCGCTGTATAGTCTACTACTTCGTCGGTTAGGGTTCTATTAAGCGCTATACTTGCTACCCTAGCCGCTACAAATATAGCCATATCTGCGGCAGTATAGCCGTCGCAGCCATTACCTACGTTAATTATTCCCCTATGGTTAATAGCTTCCGACTTAGTATTAGCGCTGTCTATATCGCTGTCCCAGCTAGAAGGGCCGCCTTGTACGAAGGTTACGTAAAAACCTTCTGTACGTACTCTTTTTACCCATTCCCTTACCGTAGTTAAAGTAGTATCGTCATGTACGCCGTCTAAAGAGAAGGCCGAAGGCGTGCGGTCCGCTTCTAATACGTCCAGGAAGTCGCTGTATTCTGTCGCTGTTACTACGCTACCATTGTTACCGCCTGCGAAGTCTACCCCTGCCGTATTAGCTGGAAGATTATCCCTATAAGACTGTACCCTTACGTAGTCGCTTTCGTTTAACTTTTCCACTAATTCCGCTACTGTGGACCCTGTTACGCTAACAAGTTTTACGTCATTTTCTACTATGTCTATAGTTTTGCCGCCTGTTAGGTCGTCGCTAACTACAGCCTTAAAGGCCCTGTCAGAAGGGTAAAGAGTTTCTAGGGTTAAACTTTCCGCCGCCCCGTCGTCGTTTAGGACCGCTGTACCTTTAGCGGCTGCGTCCGTAGCCATTCTATAACAAAGTACACGCTGTGGCTTACCCTTAAAAGCGTGTGTATAAATCTTCGCGGCTGTAAGGTCCGTACCGTCGGCGTTATACTTAGTTTTAAATTCGCTACCCATTAATACCGTTTCTAACGTGTTTACTGGTCCCCAGTTAGAAGTAAACGGGTAGGCTACTATTCCACGTTCGCCCGTGCTTACACGTTCTACAGCTGCTTTTATTAGTGTATATACGCCACTTAATGGCTTACTGCTGCCTTCTGTATATGTGCCTGGCATATCTTACTTACCCCCTTTATTGTTTATAGGCCTTGCTAAAAAAGTTTCTAGCTTTTCTTTAGCCTGGTCCTTTGTTAATGGTTCTTTTACGTCATATAATGCGCCCGCCATAAGTTCGGGCGTAGTTCCGAATTCTTTAGCCCCTTTTATAAGGGTTTCCTTATCGAATACGGGCGCCTTTTTAGTCGGCTGCTTTTCCTCTGTAGGCTTCTTTTTAATAGTCGCCATATTCTACCCCCTATTCGTCATAATGGTTTATAATTTTCGTACCTACGTAAGTAGCTGGCGGAGGTTCTACTGGTCTAGTTCTTCCGTAAGTTACTTCGTAGGTAATGTTAAAAGGTATATCTAAGTTATTACTGTCCTGGAATTCTAATTCTACCGCCTTAAGTACGGTTAGCTGTGTATCTCCGTCCATTACTGGTAATACGCCTAACTTTTCTTCCAGGTCTTTTATAAGCTTTTCCTGTACGTCTATAGCTTCTTCCAGGCTGCTTACAAATAGGCGCCCGTACTGTCTTACCTTATTTACGTACTGATACTGGCTTATATTACGGTCCCTGTTTCTGCTAGGCGTTTCCCATAGTATTACAGGGCGGGCCAGCTTCGGCTTAGCTTCTTTAAGGCGGTAAGAATTAAGGCCTGTAATTGTTTTTATCCAGGTTTGTATAGCTTCTAGTTCTTTAATATAGTCCATAGCCTTACCCCCTACCTAAACAGTTCCGCGTAAAGCCGTCTAAATTCGAATTCCGCTATAGTGTCTAAGTCGTCGCCTAACTGGTCCATAGCCTTTTTAAACATATGCGCCCCTTCGATAATCTTACCCGTTAGGACCATTCCACGCGGGTAAGCCGCAGGGTCATAATGGAAGGTACCGCTACGCCAGTAACCAGGTATAAATTCGCCTTTTCTATTCTCCTGGCTAAAGCCATATTCTACGTGCGCCGCATACTCTACAGTAGTACCTACTGCTACGTAGGACGTTTTACCTACCTTTAGCTTGAATACATTTTCGCGGTCGCCCATACTTAAACTGTTATGCAGGCGGCCGCTTCTTCTAGGCGTATTATCGTCAGCGTATTCAAGTATTCGCAGGCCTGCGGTCCTTAAAAACCTACTTTGGAAGCGTTCTAAATGTTCCTTTTCTAAGCCTTGTAACCACTCTAACCAGCGGTCCAGGTTTTCGATATTAAAAACGTGGTTCCTTCTACTCATAGGAATAATACGCCCCTGTCGCTTTTCGTAGCGTTAGCCATTTCGAAGGCTAAGCGATAGGGTCTTAGCATATTCCTAACGACGTCTAACGGGTCTTTTTCTTTCCTGGTATAATGTCCTGGCGGTGCTGCTTCTGTTATGTTACCCGTAGTTTCGTCTACCTGGGCCGTTTCTCCCTGGGCCATTATTTCGAAGGCCATAGCTACAGCGGTTTTTAAATCGTCGTCTATTGTAGGCGGGTCGCCCCCTATTTCGCCTTTACAGAAGGCATTAGCCCGCTGTAAGTATGTTTTGCGGTCCGCAGGGTCCATATTTGCAGCTTTTGGGTAATACGTTGTAGTCAATTCCGCTTCTGTTAAGAAGGCCATAAATTACGCCCCCCCTTACGCCTGTAATAGTACGTCGGCTTTACCAGCAGCTATTACAGCGTCGATTATCTCCGCTTTTTTAGCGTCGTAAGGAAATTCTACGCCTAATTCTTTAGCTTTTTCGGCCAGCGGTTCCTTGTTATATTTGTTGTCTAAAGCTTTCTTAAGTTTTTCTATATCTTCCTGGCTGTTATTTTCGCCCGTAGCTTCGTTTTTTTCTGCTGGGGTATCTGTAGTACCTTCGTCCCCTGTTTCGTCTGTTACATCTACCGTCGCGGGCTTCATTTCGTTAATAAATTCGGCTATCTTATCCCCTACTAACGACTTAGCGCTTTTTTCGGGTAGTTCTAATATTTCCCCAGCTTCTACTATACTGCCGTTATAGGTTACTGGTCCTAGTAACTTTACCTTTGGCATACTATTACACCCCTTTCCTAAAAATTTTTAGTTATAGGGGCGTATAATACGCCCCTTAACTGGTTACTATACCAATACAGTAGCTATTTTAATTAAGTTTGGTTCTAAGACTTTAGGGAAAGAAGCAGCTACTACTTCGATAACTTCCCTAACTGGTCTTTGCATAGTGAACGTATGCGCGTAAATTCCTGGGTTCATGTCGTTTTCGTAAGTAGGTCCTAATAGTTGCTTACCTATTACGCCGCCCTCCTTAAGGAATACGCCTTTTTTCTCACTTAGTAACCTTTGCGTAACTCTTGCGCCGCCGTTTTCTACGTCCCTGTAAGTTACTGTAGCGTCGAAGGCTTCCATTTTAGGCATTTGTCTACCTACTAGGAATTCGTTAAGTTCGTCAAGCGTAATAAGCTTATCGCTAAGGCCTGTTACAGCTTTTCTTACGTTAGCATCGTTCATTACGTATCTTATAACCTTAATTGAAGTTACGAATACGTCGGGCTGTTCTCCGTTTAGGTCTACGTAGTCCTGTACCCATTTTTCGTAGTCAGTTATAATTGTAGGGTCTTCGTCGTCCCATTTTGTAGCAGCTGTAACCTTATTTTCAGAAGGTACGCCGAAGTCTTGTCCTAAGATTATACCGCCTTTGTTATAAGCTAGTACGCCGTTTCCTAATGCTTGCCAGCGTAACCATTCTATCCTTGCGTCTATATTTCTTTTAATTTGTGCGGTCTTTCCTAAAACTTGCTGTACTGCAAGTTTTCTTTTACCGTCGTTACCTTTATCCATCATAGCGGCTAGTTCCTTCTTAGTCAGAATATAGGACTGTCCTATATCTGTAATTTCGCCGCTAACCCTTCTTACTGGGTCCCTATCTGTTAAAGGTAGTTCTGCGCCGCTGTCTACTAGGTTAGCCATGTCAGCCTGTCTAGTTAGTACGGTTTCGTTAAAGTCTATGTCGTATGTTTCTTCTAATGGTAAAAACCTTTGTCCGATATATTTAGCTTCTACTGGTACTTCTCTTATCGTTTCCGTAAATAGCGGATTTTCAAAGAATTCGCTAAGGTTTGCTAATCCTGCCATAGTCTAATTACCCCCTTCTTTAATGTTTACTGGATTATACAAAACGTATATTTCCAGCTAGTTTTGCTTTAAACGCGTCAGTTACCCCTATTAACATACTTTCATGTACCGCGCCATGTACTAATACCTGGCCCGCTGTTACGTCGGGGTTGTTTCCGTCGTCGTCTACTTTAAATTTTACGTATTCGTCAAGTATTACAGGGTTGCTTTTTCCTGATTCAAAAGTTCCTGGCGTTGTTTCTGTGTATTTTTCGTACTTGCCTGTAACGTCGTCCATTACTAGACAAGTACCAGGTTCTACTAATTCCCCTACTGTAAATTTGCTACCGTCCAGCGTTATACCGTTTAAAATATAGGCATAATGTGCGCTGGCCTTAATCTCCTTTGCGCCGTCTGCGCTTGCTGTTCTAATTGTAATATCAGCCATGTTTAACCCTTCCTTTCATTAATTTTTATTATCGAATACAATACCAGCTTTAGCTAACATAGCCTTAGCTTCTTCCTTTTTCTTAGCTAAGTCTTTGTTATCATTATTTCCGCCAGTACCGCCGCCAGGACCCTTACCTCTAAAGCCCTGGTTATTCTGATTATCGCCGCCCTGGTTATCGTCGCCGCCTTCTGCGGTTTCGAATAAATTAGGTTCAGCTGCGGCTATTCGCTTTAAAGCTGTTTCTATAGACTTGGTATTAACTTCGCCGCTTTCGTCGTCAAATTCTACCAGGTCCATATAGTCAAACCTTAAAGCGCGCACTACTTGAACAGGGTTTACTGCCTTATATTTACCGTCTAAGCCCTTAAGTACCGCGTTTTCTATAGTAAGGTCTTTTACTTTAGTTTCTAGCGTCGGTAACTTACCTTCCAGCTGCTTAAGCCTAGCTAAGTCCTGGTCCGTAGCTTTCCCGTCGCTTGCTTGTCCTTGTTTTACTAATTCTGCTACTTTTGTAAGTAGGTCCTTATTCGAAGCGTCTATTTCTATACCAGCGTCTTTTAGTGCTTTTCTTACCAGTTTAGTCGCCTTTACTACTACTATGCGGTCTACGTCAGCCTGGGTAAATATAGGCTTATCTGCGTCGGGGTCGAAGGCCATAGCTTCGTCATATTCGTCCTGGTCTATAAAGTCGTCGTCTAATAGCTTTTTAATTTCTTCGTTATACTTGTCCTTCGTAATTTCCCCTTTTTTTAACTGTTCCTGTAGTGTTCTAATTCTTTTCATAATCTACCTTCCTTTCCGTTTTTCGGGGCCGTCGCCCGTTTCCAGCCGTACGCCGCTGGTCGCTTATTTTTTCCCTTGCCAGTATTATAGGCCCTGGTTAGGTTACGGCCTTAATCTATTCTTTTATTATATCGCCCGATTTCATGTATTTATTAAATGCTTCTACAATTTCGGGCGGTGCTTCTTTTTTAAGCTTCCAGCCTTCCTGGGTTACTTCTACCCACTCCATGAAGTCGGGTTCGGGGGTTATCATAGTATCGCCTACCTTTCTAACATTTCCAGGGTTGCTTTTAGCACTTCCTGGCTAAATTTTAGTGGCTTTTCGCTTACTACGGCGTCCGCTACCGCCTGGGCTAGCATTTCGCCCGCGTCCTTAAATGCGTACCTTCCCAATTCCTTCTGTATTTCGTAAGCTTCGCGGCCTACTGGGTTTACGCCCATATTTTCCAGGGCTTTATTAATAATTTTTCTAGCGACTGTTTTACCTCTTAAGGTTACGGCTAACTTATTCCAGGTTTCTATATTCAGTTCTACAGCTTCCGCTACGCCTAATTCTTTACATATTAAGTAATTTTCTAGCGCGTGCGTGTATTCATGGGCTATTAAATGCTGCGTCGTAAACCCTTTAGGGTGGAAGCCCGATTTTATATCTTTAGCTAACCGCGTCGCTATATTTTCTTCGCTATCCATTAATACGTTAGATAGTGTAATCTTGTTTTTAAATAAGGTTTTAACTTCGTCTATTCGCTTACTTTCAGCTGTAAACTGGCCATAATATGATTTTGCCTTAGAAGTCGTAAACCTTTGTACGAAGCCTTTTACTTGCGGGAATTTATCTAAAAACTTAGCAGCGCCTACATTTACTTCGTTAGCTACTTTTAGGTCTAAACCTCTATAGCTTGTTTTTTCTGCGCCTGTAATTTTCTTTAATATGTTTTCTGCTTCTTTTATAGTATTAGCTAAAACATATTTTATTTTACTGTTTTTAGTCGTTTTAGCTTCTTCCCATAATGTACGTGGTACGCTTACGGTTCCGCCTTTATGCTTCCAGCGCACTACTTTTTTATCCAGGTCCGCTAATGTTTCCCCAGGTCGTAGGTACTGCTTAAGGTTGTCATTCGCTAAGCGTTCGTCCAGGTCGGGTAAACCCCTTTCCCTGGCGTATTCCCTGTAAGTTCTAGCTTTTGTATAGTAATTTTTACCCCAGCTGTCGGGTCCGTCGCCCCTTCGCGCTATTCTTTCCTTCTTGCTTACCCCTAGCGCGCTAAGTACAGGGGTCCACTTACAACGACAGTTAGGGTGGTTAGGTATTCGTTGCCCTGGTACCCCTGGTCTTTCGGGGGTATCATAGTCCAGGTCGTATATTTTACCGTCGTTAGCGGCGTCCTTTGCTGCGGTTCTACTATCTAGGGTAGCGTTCCAGCGTTTACCGTCTAGTATATCGGCGTTCTCCATAAATAAATAACTACTTCCCAGGCTCGCGGCCCTGTTTAATTCGGTCCGCATAATAGTAACATTCCTAAAGTATCCTTCGCCTGTTACGTCCCGCATAGCGCGGGCCGCTTCATTTATGGACCAGCCATTAGCTACCGCTTTGGCTACCGTTTCCCTGGCCTTAGCTGCTATATAAGCAGCGTTCGCCCTTATTCGGCTGCTGTAATTCGCGCCGTCGGGTAGCCATGGGTTCGATATTACGCCTAATACCTGGGCCTTTGTAAGTAGTGGTACGTTTACGCCTACCTGGGCCGCCTGTTCTAGCCCCCAGGCGTGGAAGTAATAGCTATCTTCTACCGCTGCCGATAAAGCCCCAGTATAATAGGGCTGTAGTTTTTCGGAAGTTGTCTTAAGGTCCTGGGTTATCTGCGACGCCAGGGCTTCTAAACGCTTAGCCTTGTTTTTAAGGGCCTGTATTTTCTTCGGGTCGTTTATAGCGCCCGCTTCTTCGTACAGCTTCTTAATTTGGTCCGTAAGCTGCTTCGTCATTCGCTGCCAGGCTGGGGCTAAGTTCTTTACGTGCTGGCCCGTTATACGTTCTAATCTTTCCTGGTAGTATTCCGTAAATTTTTCAAGGTCCTTTTGTCTACGCGCTAATGCTCTATCGTCTATTCCAGCCATAGCTTAGGCCCCCTTATTCTTCCTGGTTGCCCTGTTTATTTTGGTCCCCTTCTTCCTGGTTTCCTAAGTCGCTAAATTCTCCCCCGTAGCCCATAGCTGCCAGGTTAGACTTAGCCGCCAGTTCCGCCCTTTCCTTACGTTGTTGGCGCATTTCTTCGATAGCGGCTACTGGGTCGTCGATAAACCAAAGTAATTCGTATAAGTAAGTATCGGGTACCTTGTCTACTAACTGGGCCACTATGTCGGCTATCTCTTTCCAGTTCTGTGGTAGGTTCCTGTTTAGTGTAAATTGTACCCATTCGGGGTTATAAAGGTCCTGGCGCCTTTCGTATACGTCGGGCTGGCTTAATACTTCGTAAGGGTTTTCGCCTTTTGTTGTAAGGTTTTCAGCGTTAAGTAGGTCCGTAATTACCGCTATTAGCTGGTTAATCGCTTCTGTAAAGTATATTTCCTTCTTATTTGCCTTAATATCCAGGTTCGCGTACTTCATTTTTATTTCTGTTGCTGTAGCGCCTTCCAGGTCGTTAAGTTTCGGCATAAAGGTTGTATCGTAAATAAGATTTTCCAGCCTGTTTAAGTAGTTTTCTACTGCCTGGTCGTTTTGGTCCTGGGCTATAAATTCCGCGTCGCTGTCCTTCGACTTTAACGCTATAGCCCTAGCTTTTCGCATTTTTACTACTTCTTTTTCGTCGGTATCTACGCCTTTAAGCTTTAAATACTGGTCCTGTAGGTAGTCCGCCAAGTTAGCTTTATCACTTACCCCGTTAGCGTAGGCGTCTAAAAGGGTAAATACGCTTTCAAGGTCCGAAGTTCCCGCCTTTTGCAGCCTTCTTTTGTATCTTGCTGGGGTCCCGTTTATGTAGATACTAACAGGAATACGGCCCGCTTTGTGTTCTATCGGGTTCCCTGTCGGTATTTCTGTATCGTCTAGTACGTATCCGCCTGTTTCGTTGCTGCGGTAGTAGGTTATATAGCGGTCGTCGTATACTTCTACCCTGGTATACGTTTCCGTACCTTCTTCCGTAGGTACTTCCATTTCGTATTTACGTAGCAGCATAATAAGGCGGCCCCTGGTATCGAATATAGGTATAGCTTCCTGTACTGGGAATTCTTCAAAGTCTATATTACCTTTTTCGTCTACCCAGCATATTACTACGCTATAGCAGGCTATGGACCCCTGGCGCAGCTGCTCGGCTAATACACGCTGGGCCTGCTTAGTTCTTAGTTTTTTTAGAAGCTTTTTACGGTATTCGGTTACTATTTCGGGTTCATTAGTTTGGCCGTCGGGAAGGTCCGTATTTTTTACGGTCCATACTGGCGGCTTCGCTATAATGTAGTCTACCGCTACGTCTATTATCAGCTGGGCCAGGTTTACGAATATTTTATAATTTGTATCGTCGCCCCTGGCTTTGTCCCGAAGGTCTACGCTTTCTAAATACCCGTCATAAGCTGCCTGGTATTTTTCTATTGCTACTTCTTCCAGCCATTTACTATGGTTGTCTATTATAAGTTTTATCCATTTGCCATTAGCGACCGCCCAGTCTTGCGCTTCAGCTGGGCCTGCCTTCGGTAAAGTAGCCAGTGTAGCGGGTATCGTGCTAGTTACAGCCATTTTATATTACCCCCTTATTAAATTAATTCGTTTCTATCGAAGGCCTTAGCCTGCCGCGCTTGTGGGTTCTTAATCATAAAAGCGGCCCTAATAAGTAAAAATAATACTGTAGCTAAATCGTCGTGCGGTACGTGTCCTGGTTTTCTAGGCTTAGCGTTCTGCGGTACGTACCAGTTTATTTGCTGCTGTTTTTTAGCTTCTCTTATAAGGTTTTCTAACTGCCAGCGGGCTTCGTCCCATAGTTCCGCCTGGTCCATATCGTCGGTAGGACGCCGCGGCATTTTAAAAAGGTCGTTTTTTACGTATTCGTAAGCCAGGTACCCTAGCTTACTTTTGTTTTCGTCCCCGAAGGCCTTAAACTTATAAGCTTCTACTTCCTGGTTCGTTAATATTTCCTTAAGATAGTATACCAGCGGTTCTCCTACGCCTGTAGCGTCGCCTGTACCGCCTATCGTGTTCCAATGCTTTAAGATTTTCGGTATCAGTTCCCTAAGCTTACTATGGGCCTGCCCTACCCATTGGTAGAAGCATACGGGTACTACGGTCCCGTCTTTAAGTAGTTCGCCTATCGCCAGGGCCACCGCGTCCCGCTTGTGCTGCCCTATGCTTATTTCTTCGGTAGTCGTTATATCTTCTTCCTGGCCCGCGCAGTCCAGCGCCCATATATACACTTTGCCAGGTTCGGGGCCTACTTTAGTACGGAAGGTAGAAGCAAATATACGGGCTATCTGTTCCGTATTAAAGAATTTCCCTATACTGTCTATAAATTCTAAGTCGTACTGAGTTTTTATAGCTATATGGTCCTTACCTAAACGCGCTACCTGGTTTTCGTAGGCCTTCCTGTAATTTTCGTTACCAGCTGCTATTACTTTTTTAGCTGGTACCTTATATACTAGCTTCGGTCTATAGCCTAACTGTTTTTCTAGTCGTTCTTCCATAGCTAAAGCCTGCTGTATACCCTGGTATATAAAACTTTCCTTAGTCCAGGCTACGCCCCATAAAACCGTAGTAGCGTTATTAAAGGACCCCATAGGCTGGGCGTCGCGTTCCCATTTATTTATATCTATGTCCTGGGCTTCGTCCCCTTCCAGCAGCGTAAAGGCTGTTTGTGAAGCTACATTCGCCGAAGGGTTTATAGATAAGAAGGCCCATTTATTACTATCCCTGGGCGGCCCTATATGGTACTTATAGCCGTCGCTTTTGGACCAGCGGGTTTTAGTAAGAATACTTCCAGCTAAGCCGCCGCTGTCGGGCGTGTTTGCGCCTTCTAAACGGTCCATACTAGCCTGTACCTGGGGCTTATGTACTGGGGCAAATTTTACGCCGCTTGTAGGTACCCCGAATAAATAACCGTAAAGTAGTAAATACTGCTGTATAAAGGCGCTTATTTCGTTTTTACCCGCCTGTCTAGTTACCATAACAACAAAAAACCAGCCCAGGCCATTAAGGGCGCTGTAAAGTATCGCGTCAGCTATTTCTATCTGATAGTCGAAGGGGTCATTTTTTCGCATTAAGCGCCAGGCTTCCCGTAGGTTTTCGCGCTTAAAAAGGTCCGTTATATTTGCTATGGTATTATACGGTACCCCTTGCTTAGCAGCCCTTACGGTTTTCGGTACGGCTACTATAGTAGGCGCGCCGCTTATCGGGTCTATATCGCTTTTATATTCAAATTCCGTAAGGTTGTAAGCTAGGTCCCCATTCATAGCCTTATTACTTCCCCTTTTTCTTCTACTGGTATGCTGTTCGGGCAGTAACTAAGGCGGATATAGGCCCCTTTTTCTTCGCAAGTCTTACAGCGTTTTTCTTTGCAGCCGTAAATATTGCCGTTTTTAGCGCTTAGCTTACAGCTGCTACATATACAGGCTTTACAAGGGTCCTTCTTCATAGCTTAAGCCCTGCCAGCTTTACTACTTCTTCGTATGTTAAATGTTTGTAGTTAATGGGTCGCATACCAGCAGCTTTTAAGATTTTTATAGCTTCCTGTAATTTACCCTGGTCCTTAGTCGTTGTCATTATCGACGCCCCCTTTAGTTTGGGCTTTACCGCCCCAGCTTAAGCTTACCTGGCCGTAGCTAGCAGCCTTTAGTTCTGCGTTAATTTGCGCTATTAAGTCGTCGCCTGTAGCGCCCTGGGTTGTTTTGCTGTAAGCGTCTACCAGGCGGCGTAATGTATTTAATGCGCGGTCTAAGGTTCGGTCCTCTATGGTCGCAGCGTGGAAGTAGTTACGTACTTTTCCGTTTTCGCCTTCGTTGTACCATACCTTAGTCTTATGGTCGGCTACGTCCTGGCCTTCTTTTTCCGCTATCTCTTTCCAGCGGTCGGACCATTTCGCCAGGTATGCTATAATTTTAGCCTTCATCATTAAAATTTCATGTTTTAGCCCCAGGGCTTCGGGTCCGCTTTCGGCCAGTTCTTTATATATAACCAGTTCATGGGGTAGTAGCGTCTTACTATAAAGCCCATGTATTCGGCTATTCTGTGAAGTCTTAGCCTTACCTTCGGGCGTCTTAGGTCCTGTACTACGTCCGCCATGAAAACGGCAGCGACCATATCCTATATGTTTGGTACCATAACCCGCGTAGTGCATACAAATTTCGTTTTCAGTACCGCGCTTCCTGGCGCCGCATACTAAAACAGGCTGCCCTAATTTAATAGCTATTTTATTCTTTTCGTCAGCTTTAGGGTTAAGCTTACGCTTTAGGTCCATGTCGTCGGGGTCGTAGCCTTCGGGTAGTTCTATTCTATTGCAACCGTAAAATTTATCTTCGCCCATAAAGACCCCCCCTTTCCTGGTAAAATTTACTGGCGGCGCTTCCAGCTACCCGCTTAAGGTCCTACTA